TCATTAAGGATTCGCTCGATGGCTGGGGTCGAAATTATCTGTGGGGTTGTGCCTGTCAGCGTGTAAATACTGCGACCGCGCTGCTTGGTGACCCCTATAAAGAATAATTGATTGTTGGTTTGTGCTACCGAACCTGCAGCAGCACATCCGACATTGAGCATGCCAGAAGTGTAGGTGGATAGAGGAGAACCTGGAGCTGGATTTCCAGCATCGAAGAAAAATTCTGTGGTGTATTCTCCAAAGGCCACTATGTAGTTTAGAAGTCGAGAAAGAGCTACTGCACCATCAGGCTCCATCTGAGCTACAATCACATTGAGGGCGGTCCAGGAAGTTGGACTGTTGAGGTCTGAACCGAATATCTGACCATTGGGGTCCATGACATAGTAAGTGCCATCGAGATATGCAATACCTCTGACTGTGGTAGCAGGGTACTGAGCGTCTGTAATCTGGGTGACAGTTGAACCATTGTAATAAAAGGCGTCAGCTGTAGACTTAAACACAAAGCCGATTGTACCTCCAGCTACATCCGTTTGAAGGAAGTCGAATGGAAGACCGGGGACTGTTACTGGCATAAAAATTGAACCTCAAAATGGTTGGCCGACAAATAGTAGCTTGTCGACACTTGTTATAACTCTCCGTAATAATACAAAAGCTTGCTCGTCCCTGTTGCTGGCGATGCAGCTGGAGTTCCTGGAAGAGTAAAAAACCATTCATCAGCAGTTAGCCACGGATAAGTAGGATCTAGAGCTGTCTTTGCATAGAATTGGCCGTTATACTCTGTCTGATCACATCCAGTAATCTCAATGTGCTGATACGCTCCATACAACCAAGTTGAAACTATTTTTGCAGATACACCAGTTGAGGTTAATGTGAAGTCAGAGGTACTACGACGCTTTCGGACCTGCCCAACATATTCTGAATACGTAAAGGGACTTGTCCAATCAACTCCAGACGGCCATCCCCCGGGATATGGAGGTAACAAAAGGGCGTTCTTTCCATTAACATTCATTCCGATATATCTAGGAGGATAACCAACTGGATAAGTGTATGTTGGGTACGAATTGAAGGTAAACGTTGCAGATACAACATCTGGAGACCAGGAATTGTCGTTATCCAACACAGCAATTCCAGCTAAGTTTGCAACAATAACTTTCTCAACCCAAATTTTTGCTGCGGCTGCCTCTGATGCTGCCTCATCCCCTATCAGGTAATTTGGAGATTCTGGATACGTGGCTAACGCTTCTCCACCTGCACTTCCATTCCAGAATCCTCTCCACCGATCGGATGTTGGAGGTGTAGCAGACCAATACGGATCGCCAGGTCCAGGCGATGTTGAAGGATTTTCAACCATTGCATAATAACCATTAACAATCTCTCCTATGGCTACTGAAGGAGCATAGAATTGAAGATCGTCATCCCAGATTACAGCAATCTTAGGACCAAATATACCGGGCCAGATAAATACTCCACCACCAATAGTGCCGGGAGCCGTATAGTAAGTCTCTATAAGTCCAGGGCGCTTTATCAATCTTAGAGCGCCATCATCCTCTACAAAGCAATTAACCGCCCACGTATCCTGTGTACGAGCGATATCTCGAGAGTCATTTGGGACTGCAAGTGGAAGTCTCATAGCGCAAAACTGGTGCCTCCTACATAGAGGGTATCGTTGCGGATGCTGACCTTGGAGGTGCCGTAAATTAGGAGACCCTGCCCAGGGGACTCTCCAAAAGTGTCGAGAGTCAATCCAAAACGTTTGCGGATACGGCCACTGTCATGAAAGACATTTACTCCCCAAGAACCTTTAGCTCTAGTGCCGTCTCGACTGGTGTTGTCAGTAACCAGAGATAGGCGTAGAGGTTCGTTGAAGGTTTCTCCAGGTCTCATCGCATCCCCTGCGAATCAACGGTGAAATAGACGCTGGCTTCTTCGACACTGAAGTTGAAGGCAGCGTCGCAATAGTGCTGCGCCTTACGTTCGATGTAATCGAGCTTGTCCAGAGATACTCCATCTTCAAGTGCCATCTCAGCTGCCAGCCCCCACTTGAGGGGGAGTAGCCACTCAGACGGGAAGTCGAAGTTATCTGATGCAGAGACTAGATCGAAGAAGTGGCGCTGTATCTGGGCATGGAAGACGTAGCCGGAGTCGCTTGGGGAGTTCAACAAATACAAGGTGCCGCTGTAGTAGTCTGGTTGATAGTAGAAATCAACCGGAGTTCCTGCAGTGCTCTTCGGGCTGCGCAGGTTGTAATCGCTGCGGGAGAGTTGTCGAAGTTGGATGTCGACTCC